TGATCATAATATCAACTTCGGCTGGGTTGCTGTAATACCATAGCGTACCTGTTGCTGGTGAAGTATAAGGCTCTGATCCGTAACTTGCATGTTCTGTAATGAAATCCCAGTTACTGATAGTGACTACCCCAGATCGATTAACAATAAATTCATATCCTAGACCGGTTATAAATTGTGCACCAGTGGTAATTGGATTACCCGTTAGTTCTGTTATTGAAATTTGGCCACCGGAACTGTGTGTAATTGTAATACTGCCATATGCTCCGTCTGTTGGATTATAAGTAGCCGTGACATAAGGAATGTTAGCTCCTAATATGTCTGATACTAAATTAGTTGGACCTGTTCCCGACAATGTAATTGTTGCCGATGTAAAGGTTGTTGTGCCAGGCTGAGTAGCCGACAATCTAAAACTATTACCTGCTGTAAAAGGAGTAGCACTTAGTAACTGGCCACCTGTTGCAGATGTAACACTGTCTGCTCTTTGCACAGCAAATCTTAAGTTGTTATCTGTAGTATCACCAATGCCTGTTACTGTAATAGCTTGTCCGTGAGCAATATTAATGCCACCGCCGGCTGGATCCAAGTAGTAAATGGCCTCGCCGAGCGTTCTGTACACTGGCGCTGCTAACTGACTCCATGTACCAGAGCTGGTGCTGTATTTTTTAAGCACTGGTGTAAATCCGCCTCCAGTGGATGTTGTTTTCCACCAAATTGAGCCACTTGGACGTGGTTGACTGTCTGTTGAGAACCAGCCGTCGCCTGGTTGCTGTGCGTAATTTCCATAGAAGCTGTATGGAACTAATTGTGTTACTGTTCCAGCCGATGCTCCTATTACAATACCAGCTGCATATAATGGTGAATTTGTACCATCTACCAATGATAGACCCGTTAAGGTTGCGGGAGACGTATACGCTGCAGCATCAGTTCCAAAAATTAATAAACGACCAGATGAACTAGCTGTAGCAAATACACCAGGAATAGCGGCTGTGTTAATTGCAGATGCAATGCTGGCTGCATTTGTCCAAGTTGATCCAGATACCGTTGTACCTGTGCCTGCGGCATTAATTGTAAATGAGTAACTAGTACTGTTTGTTAAACTAGGTATTTTTGTACCAATCAATGATGGAGTACATTTTTGCCAATCAGGGCCGCCAACTTGTACCCAAGTATTAGCATAACCACTTACTGAATTGCTAGTTGCTTTGTAGAACAAACGTATAACATCTGGAGATGTGCCATTTGTATTAGTTAATACCAATGCATAGCTACCGATTGCGCCAACTGAATTCTTTGGTGTCGGTACATTATAACCGTAGCTGTGTGCAGTATCGTTGAACACTTGCGCTTTATCACTGATTAATGCAGGTGTAACGTGCGTGAACTTTTCATCTGTGGGATTTGTTCTATCAAGTACAAAAATACCAAATTCTGTATTAGCTGAATCAAGCCAATATGTTTGATCCGATGCAGCAGACACTGGACGAATACCTGTTCCAGTTAACTGATTTAAATCGATATCTGCACGGATAGCATACAATTGGTTGCCTAGGCCCAATGCGCTGTATGCGGTCAATAATCCGTATTCGTTTAGTTCGCTACCATTAACTGGTGTACCTGCGGAACTAAGTTGGAACTTTGGTGTTCCCATCATCGTTACTAGATCGCGTTGACTAGTAAACGATAATAATTTGCCGGCATTTACTTTAGTAGTGCCGCTAGCGGTTGCACCGTTATAAGTCTTATCTTGTGCAGTTGCTAGTACTACTAAAGGGACAGAGCCAACGTTACTGTTAACGTATTGACTTTGATCGTTAATGGAAATCGAAATTCCTGGAGAAACTAGTGCCATGGTTTTTATCCTTTAAATTGCATTATAGTTATTTATTATAAAGGACAAAATCTTGGATCTATTTGGAGCCTTTGCAAAGGTTTAGTGTAAATAACTATATGTTAAAACGTAATTTGTGTCCTAATTGCCATGTTAACCCTGTTGCTGTCAACTATATACGCGAGGGTGTAACACACTATCGTAATAGCTGTGCCGCTTGTATTAGAAAAGGTCGAAAATTAAAACCCGAACCGCCGGCATGGGTTAAATCAGGCTACAAGAAAAAACCCGCCTGTGAAAAATGCGGGTTTAAATTTAAACTACTCGAGCAAGGTGTTGTTTTTCATGTCGATGGAAACTTAAAAAACAATGACTGGCTTAATTTAAAAACTATTTGCCTAAATTGTCAGCAAGAGGTTTATAAAAGCCGTTTGCCGTGGAAACCTGCTCCGTTAGTATCAGATTTTTAACTTGTGTATATAGATCATCGATACTACCGTTGTTATCAATCTCAACATCAAATTCTGTGCCCACCCAAGCCGTTTCGCTTACGTGAATCCCAAGTTCGTTGAGTTTGGTTTGTGCCAACACATCTCCGTTATTGGCTTTACCTGCCATTATACACCAGCTGGGTAGTTTACCACGTTTAACCCAAACGATCTTGCCACCTTGTTCTCGAATAGCACGGATTTCGTTGGGAAAGCGCACATCACTGATTACTGTATGATCGTTGCGTTTTGCTAAACGTGCTTGTAACGCTGCAATCCATATGTCATCATGAAATGCTTTGCGACAAACTTCAGTGCCCCAGTATTGCAGTACCCAGCGTGGGGTAAGGTTAGGCATGTTCAAACGTTCACTCCACCATGGATCTACTTGTTCGCGCCAGGTGCGAGCTTCGGGTGTGCGCCCTTCTAACAACTCTCGGTCCCATCCAAATACAGCTGCAACAGCATCTTTAAGTGTGCCAGCAAAGCTGTCTCGACGAAATCCATGAAAACCTACCAGGTAGTCGGCAATGGTGTCTTTGCCTGATCCAATAAAACCGCATACTCCAATAATCATAAAAAATGCCCCTAGGTTATAGGAGCATTATTACATACTGTAATTAAATTGTCAATTAGCCAGTTACCCAAGTTAACGGTGTAGATCCATCAACGTATGTTTTGATTTCTTCTTCTAACTTTTCCATTTCAGCTTGTGCTTCTTGTACCATTGCAGTACCATTTAATGCAGTGCCACCTTGTGGTCCAGCAATTTGACTAAACTTACTGTATGCCTGTCCCAAAATACGTTTGGCAAAACTATATGAGTATTCTTGAATCCAAGGAAATGCGTAAGTGTCGTTAAAGATCATTTGATCTGGTTTGGTATTATATAACCATAACAATACACTTTCTTGTTGATCCAGCGGAGGGTTTGCGCCTTGCCATGGCATCTTACGAACTATGGTCAGCTTTTTAGTAACTGGATTAAATGTATAATTCATAAACCCGCCAAACATTTTCATGGCCAGCTTTTGATAATCAACAAATAATTCATAGTTAGTTAATCCGCCAACACGGCCTGCTACTAACATATAAGTGTTTAAGTAACCCGAGCTAAAAGGTTCAAATTGGCTGGCTGTTGTACCTGTTACACTACCAATACCACGACGATAAATTGCTCTAACTGTTTGTACTTCTTTTGGTAGTATATATTCTTGTGTTTCCGGAAGAAGTTGCAAGTGTGCATAACTTTCTTCTGTTGAATTTTGAGCACGTTGGCGATACTTAATAAGAGCTTGATTAATTGACATTTCGTAATGCTCTTTTTCAAGTTCTACATCAACAATGCCATCACCTAATCGCATACGCACGTAGTCAGTAATGCTGGCTCGCATAGAATCTGTAGTATTGCCATACTGCCAATTTGGGTCTACTGTACCGGGATTTGATATTGTGGAACTGCCATCAAACGCAATGTGTCCTGAGCCTGAGCCTGTGGCAGGGTTAAAAAGACTTTTAGCGTCTATGTTATTGTGTGCATCAAAGCCAGTTTCGGCGTTTACGCTATTTGGAAAAGGTGTAGGCATCAAGTTGCTCCGTTATACAGTATTTATTACTGTACACGGAGTAACACCGTTTCTGCATTAATGCGTCCATTTAATTTGGTTTCTGTGGCTTTAATGTCTTCTAAGAATTTACGTAATTGTACTTTGCCTGCTTTGGCAAATTCTTTGAGTTTTTCTTCGGGCTTACGTAGTGTTTTACACACACTCTTAAATTCATCATAGCCCTCAACACTGGTACCTTTAACACGTAACGGTCCACGAAGACTATCTGCTATGTACTTGCCTAGTTTACGAGTCTTAACATTGTAAACCCAAAGCTCTTGGGAATTAATAATGTCTGCGGGATTGATACTGACAATCTTAAGAGCTTTATCCTCTTTGGCGTACTTGAGTTTAGATACTTGTTTTTCTTTACTTACAGAGCGTGGAGCACGTACTTTCTTAGTGGCCTTTTTAACGCCACGATATTGAATAATATCATTGAGGATTTGATCAATAAAGGCCATAATACGTTTAAAATCAGCAGTTTTATAATGACTGTAACCTTCTACCAGTTGTGGATCTTCTTTTGTGAATGCACCTTTGAGTTCGTCGAAGCGACGTTGAAATAAGTCTTCGTATTTGCTTAACTGACTTTGTGGCACATTGTTAGCAACCAAAAAGTCATAAGGCTTAAACTGATACTTGGGATTTGTAATAAATTCATCATAATGCCCCTCAAGCTCGCCAATGGTTTCTGACGTTTTTTCATTCATGCGATCTTGAATTGTGGGCCTATAGATTTCTACTGTCTCTGTAACTAACTCAATTGGCTCAGGGTCAGCGGTTCTAATTGATATTCCAATGGCTTCTCTAAGAAACTCAATGTGACGTTCTTTAAGTGGCATGCCTTGGCGGTGTGCCATGATTAAACTACAAGCAGTCATACTCAATGAACGATCACTGGCGCGAATAAATGCTTTAATATCTGCTTTTTCAAACTTATTGTCAGGACGTTGCATCCACTCAACTACATGTTTTTTACAATCTTTTTGGTTATAATGATAATTGTAATAGTAAAAACTATGACGTAGGTGATGGTCAAATTCAGAATCAGTGAATTTTAAGGAACGCTCTGTGTCCCAAATTGGTTCACTGCCAGTATACTTTTCGTCAGCAAATGCAACTCGACTTTGACGAGGTGCTTTAGACTTGATTTTAATTCCTGCTACTGTTGCCATGTGTTTCTCCATGTATGTCGCTATGACGTTTAGTTACCAAAGGTTTATATGCAAACTTGTTTCCGTGGGCATCATACAATGCCATGTGCTGTTGCCAGCCTATTGTGTCTCTCTCTAACCAAAACCAATCCAATGCTTGTTTATCTAAGTCTCCCCAAATAT